CCGAAAGAAAGAAAGATCTGGGCCAGAAATGTTCAGCTTCGGAATTTGAAAATTCAAAATCCAAAAGGCGTGAACGAATCTGTTCCCTAGTGGGAAAGATATCGGTCAGTGGAGTTGGTGTTACGTGCTCAGGAGAATAGAGAACGGAACGAAAAGCATCGTCATTGGGTGTGAAGCCTTGAGATTTGTAATAGTTGAAAATCTCTTGACATACGTTGTAAACGCGTTTGTCGTGTCCCATGGAGGCGTAAGCAATACCAACGGCAGTAGCCATTGTTTTTGCTGGTGTGGGATCGGCTTGTTTTGTGTGATAAAACTGAGCCATCAGTTCGATGGTGTCACGGTGAGGCAGTCCATTTCGGTTGCGATAACCTAGAACTTGTAGGTTCTGTGGTCTGTTAGTGACTTCAGTCTTTTCAGGACGAGTCTTAGAGGCAAAGAGTTCTGTGTCGATACGAGAGTATTCAGCTTTGAAAGCTTCATGTTCTTGAGGAGGTATAAACACACCAAGCTTAGTGATGATGTCATCACCTTGACCTTTACGGATAAGGATAGAACTTAAAGGAAAGTGCATGTGTAGTAGAACAGCTGTGTCTGTGATTGCAAAGTAAATAGTGTCAAATAACTGAACTGGGTAAACGCCAGAAGGCATTCCAGCAAAGTTGCGACGAAAGGCAGAGCCATCGTAAATGACAGTGGGGACGTATCTAAATGACCAGGTGAGCCAGTAGAATAGTCGTTTCATGCGTTGTGATTTGTCATGATTCCATGTTTTGTGGGTATCAGGATAAGAGAGTGTAGGTACATAACCGTTGTCAAAGTCTATAAAAGAAAAGATCATTGCATCGATGTCATCTTGGATTGAGAAGAAGTAGTACTTATCGAAACGGGACTTGTCTATAGTAATGAAGGTACATTGCATATAGTTAGAGAATAGTTCGTAGTTGAGACGAAGCCATCCACCAAGGAGTGTTTCGTAATTCCAGAGCATAGGAGAGGTTCTTGGATCACGTCTTTTTAACCATGCGATATATGGCCAGAGAAACATAACCCAGGCAAGATTTTGAGGTCTTGGGAAGCCTGAAATTGTGCGCATTTTATTAGGATCATCAGCATTTATGAGAGCCGTCTTGTTGTGGAGTTGGATGAACCATTTAAATTTGTTGAAGTCTGCACCGCGTTTGATTTCGTGATGGTACATGTGTGTCTTCTTGAAAATGATGTCTTCCATGTTTCCAAAGCTAGGCTTAGAAAATGAAGGTGTTCCTTTTGCAGTTTGTTGTGCGTAGAATTCTTTGAGGATTTCAGGATCAGTAGCGAAGGGGGCTTCTGCATTGGAGGAGCGCTTGTGTGGGTAATAGTACTGCACATCATAAAGATGAGTAGGTCTAAAACGTTGAGGCGGACGAAATAAGTCAGTGACGTATTCGAGAGCTTGATAGTATATAGCGTCCTTGTTGATCGTGTGAGGCGGGATGTCGCCTTCAAAGAAGTCAGCGAGGATTGAGTCGTGTCGTGAAATATCAGAGCGTTTCTTTTGGAAAACGATTTCTTCAATTTCATGAGTATAAAGGTATTTTGACATACCAATAAGGACAGATTTCTTGTGCATTTCGATTGCATCAAGATTGGGCATAGGAGACCGAGGATGTAGGCTGGTTGGTTTACCGATTTGCTCAAAGTTAGAGCCAATTGATAGGGCAGCGAATTCTTGAACGAGGGCGTCCATAGTTACGAGAGGAGATAAACAGCGTAGAGAGAGCTCGAAAATTTGCGACAGGATTAGCAAAGATTGGTTAGGATCGAGT